CAGTTACTAGTTCGGTCTTGCCTGTTTCATCACGCTGTAGTGTGTATAATTTTGTTGTGTCGTAACCACTCTGCGGAGCGTCTGCCTCTGCCTGATTAAGAACTGCCTGTGTAATCTGCATTTCTTTTTCATAGGTACTCATGATATCTTTAAGAGTATCTGCAAGTTTGTAGTATGTTGAATCAGGTGGAGCAATACCTGTAACTTCTCTTATGACCGTATATTTCTCGCCATTTGGTGCAGTTACGGTGTCGCCTGGATAATACGTTGAATCTAGATTCCAAGTACCTTTGAAGTTTTCCGAATCTGCAATCTGATCCAGTATGTCCTTGAATTCTTGTGAATCTACTAGTGGTTTACATTTTGCTCTATATAGATGAGGATACCAAGTTACACTAAATCCTTCCGCTGCACGATTTACTTCTTCCACAACATAAAAACGTTTTAGTGCAAACTGCAAGTCATTAAGAGCATACTCGTCCTTGAGATGTGGTAATTCAATCACATCACCTGCTATAATTTTTCTGCCAAGTTTTTCTATTGTATCAGTAATATGAAATGTAATGAATATTGTATCATTCTGTAAGAACAGGCCAAACTGGCTTAGATTAAAATCAATATCTTGAACATTGTAAACGCCACGCATAACATACACATCTGGATCATACTTTCTATCCCTGTTTTCAAGGAAAAGCATGTCCTGTATGTTTGTAGGACTTAATGTATCATATTTAGGCTGCGAGGGAGACCCTGCTGTATCCGCTGTTGCTTCGGCACCCAGATACTTGTGCATGAGCACATCGGTACCGCCAACTTGGAACATTTCCCAGGCAGTCTTGTCTATAAACTTGTAATCGTTGCCCTTTTCCGGGCGGTATAAACTGAGTCTTGGCATAGTATATGTATTTACCCTTTTTCACACAAGGCATAAATAGTTGTATGAGCCAAATTGACATAGAAAAACAAAAGGTTTTCAACTACGTTAAGAACATGCTAGGCGATGGCATGATTGACGTAGAACTTGATCCCGCACACTACGAAACTGGACTGGAAAGAGCACTTGGTGTTTTCCGCCAACGATCTGATAATTCAGTTGAGGAAAGTTACATTTCCCTTACGCTTGAGGAAGATCAGAATGAATACATTCTTCCGAAAGAAATACAACAGGTAAGACAAATTTATCGTAGAAGCGTTGGTTCAAGAACGGGTAACGGTACGGGTGGAACGGTGTTTGAACCATTCAACTTAGCCTACACAAATACCTATCTGTTAAGTTCAACCAACATGGGTGGACTAGCAACCTACGAACTATTTGCACAATATCAGGAACTGGTTGGAAAGATGTTTGGATCATTCATCAACTTTACCTGGAACCCACAAAGTAAGAAACTAATTATTATGCAACGTCCAAGAGGTACTGAGCAAGTTTTATTGTGGGCATACAATGAAAAACCTGACTACGTAATTTTACAGGATGTCTATTCCGGACAATGGATTAAGGATTACACACTTGCTAACTGCAAGATTATGCTTGGACAAGCACGTGAAAAATTTGCCAGCATTGCAGGACCACAAGGCGGTACAGCACTTAATGGTGCCAGCATGAAGCAGGAAGGACAGAACGATATTGAACGCCTAACAATGGAACTTGGAACACAGGTTGCAGGCGGTCAAGGATATAGTTGGATTATTGGCTAATGAAAGCATCAGATTTTATCACTGAAGAACACGAAGAAATTTACAATGAAGTAGCCAAGATGGTTTGGGGTGTAGGATCTCACAGCGCCAGAGGTGGCAAGACCAAACTTCGTTTTCGCTGTTCCGCGGGTCCAAGAAAAGGTAGACAGGTAAGTCACCCTTCCAAATGTGTTCAGCAGTATAACGCAGCCAAGGCTCAAACAATGAAACGCACCCGTGCAAGAACTGCACCAACACAGGCACGCAGACAGCAGCGCACCAAATCAATCAACACAGCAAGCGTTTTGGCAAGAAAACTTAATACAGGCAAGCCAGGACAGCCAAAACCTTTCTATTAAACACTTGACATTTACTCTAAAGACGCTATAATATAACTTTACTAGGAGAGTTATATGATTATAGGCGTTTGCGGTTTTATTGGTAGTGGTAAAGATACCATTGCTGATTATCTGGTCAACTTCCATGAATTTCGAAGAGAAAGTTTTGCTAATACATTAAAGGATGCTGTTAGTTCAGTATTTGGCTGGGATAGAACCATGCTGGAAGGACGTACCAAGGAAGCCCGCGAATGGCGAGAACAGGTAGACCCTTGGTGGGCTCAGCGTCTTGCAATGCCTACGCTAACTCCTCGATGGGTGCTTCAATATTGGGGCACTGAAGTATGCCGTAAAACGTTTCATGATGATATTTGGATTGCAAGTTTGGAAAATAAACTTCGACAAAGCAAGGATAACGTTGTTGTAAGTGATGTTAGATTTCCTAACGAAATTACAGCAATTAAGAATCTAGGTGGCAAGATAGTGTGGGTACAACGCGGAGCACTGCCTGAATGGTATGAGCATGCAGTAGAAGCCAATGCTGGGTCAAACGTTGCAATTAATGAAATGATGATTCGTAAGGTTCATGCTAGTGAGTGGGCCTGGATCGGTAGTGACTTTGATGCTATACTTGACAACAATGGCACCATTGATATGCTATTCAATCAAACAAAAAACCTTCTAGAAGTCAGCGACTAAATCACCCTGTTTCCAACGTATATTTTCCTTGGCCAACACGGTTCTACAATTAGCACAAACACTCTTTAGATTTGAGTGTCGACAATTATCTAGATTTTCGTCAACATGAAATACTCTAAATACTTCCGCGTGCGGTGATTTAAAACCGCATTTGTCACACTGATTTTTGATTCTATAACCTGCACGATACCACCTAGGTACTCCATGATTCAATCCATGGGCAGAACAGGATTCACATAGGCTCCTGTAATAGGTCTTGCCGTTCTTCTTATAGTTAACTGCTCGCGGTCTCAAACCGCACTTACACAACGGTCTCATGCATGTATTTACACCTTTTTGACCCCTTTATAATAGGGGTATAACCAGCCGTTTTTATCAAATCAAACTAAATACACTAGTAATACATTTAAAGTAATGAAAATTACAATACCAGGAGAGAATTGCAAATGGCACTTACATCACCAGGCGTAGAGGTTACGGTAATAGACGAGAGTTTTTATACTCCTGCGGAACCAGGAACAACTCCACTTATCGTCGTAGCGACAGCCCAAGACAAAACTAATGCAGCAGGCACAGGTGTGGCATCTGCAACTACTGCTGCTAATGCAGGTAATGCATTTAAAATAACATCACAAAAAGAATTAGTAGATCTTTTCGGTGTTCCGAATTTCGAAAAGACAGCAAGCAATACACCAATTCATGGAAGCGAACTTAATGAATATGGTCTATTAGCAGCGTATAGTTTACTAGGCGTATCAAACGCTGCTTTCATTGTTAGAGCGGACGTTGACCTAGGAGAGCTATCAGGACAATCAGAGGCTCCGGGAGCGAATCCAGCAGACGGAACTTGGTGGATCAACACAAACTCTACTACATGGGGCATCCAGGAATGGAATAGTGCTGCAATTAGCACCACAGGTGGACAGAAGTTTGCAAATAAAACACCAATCGTTTTAACAGACACAGATTCAACTAAGGTTGATTCAACAACAGGTGGTAAACCAAAAGGTTCAGTTGGTTCAATTGGCGATTACGCAATTGTATTTGAAACCGTTGACGGAACAGGAACTTTTTCAGCAGGTAGAGAAACAGCAAGACTTTATTACAAGTCACCTGGTCTAACCGTAGCAGGCGTTGCGGCAGGTCAGTGGGTACTGGTAGGAAGCAATGACTGGGCAGTTAGCCATGCAACCGTGCAAGGCGCAACATTTGTTGGCGGAGCAGGATCATTCACAATCAATGGCACAACCGTAACGGTCGGTGGCAGTGATACAGCAGATGATGTTGTTACTACAATTAATGGTTTACTTGCAGTTAGTCCTGCAGAAGCAGATACTAGAGGAATTTACGCAGCAAATGTAAGCGGTAAAATTTATCTATACTCGAACGCAGCAAACGATAGCGTTGGTGACTCAACATTAAGTAACTCGATCACAATTGCAGCAGGAACTGGTACACTTTCAAACTACGGTTTTACAGCAGCAACATTTTATGGTCCAGCACTACAACAAACACCACACACATCAGTTCCACAATGGAAGGCAGGAGATTCAACTCCACGTCCTACAGGAAGTGTATGGGTTAAGACCACTGAACCAAACTTTGGTGCACGTTGGAGAGCAAGCAAATGGTCTACAGCAACAACAAGTTGGGTGTCATATGAAGCACCAATTTATGCTTCGGGACATGCATCACTTTACTACCTAGATAGAAGCGGTGGTGGAGTTAACATTGCTACTGATGTACTATTTGTACAAAGCAACAGCGATGAAAATTCAGGATATGATGCAACACCAGCAACTGCAACATTTAGAGTATGGCGCAGAGCAGCAACTGGTGCTACAGCAATTACATCTGCGGTAGTAACAGCATCAACGTTTACTGCTACAACAAATACATTTACTATTGCTGAATCAATTAAAGGGCAACTTGCACTTAACACAGCAAAAAGCATTTCATTTGTAGCAACAGGCGCAACTACTGATGCAGACTTAATGGCAGCAGCCATTAACGCAGCGAACTTTACAAATGTATCTGCAAGCGTTGATACACAGAATAGAGTTGTAATTTCTCATGCAACAGGCGGCGAAATTAGATTTACTGATGGAACTGCAACACCTATTGCACTAGCATTTACACCATATAACATTAACACACTTGCAGGAACTGCAAACTTCTATACAGCACCAACAGGAGCATCAGAAGATTATGTTGCTTCTAACTGGCAGCCACTAGCAGCAAGCGATTTCTTTGCAAGTCCAGATGATCCACAGGCTGAGCCAACAGACGGTCAACTATGGTACAACCCAGAGTTTTCAGATGTTGACATCATGATTCATAGCGGTACTACATGGGTTGGATACAGAGATGGTGCAAGTCCATATACTGAAGCATACTCAACAAGAGTTGGTTACTTGCCAATTGTTGCAGCAACAAATCCGTTTGTTTCTGGAGTAACAGCAGATGGTGATATTTGGATCTCAACAGCAGATTTAGAAAACTATCCAATCGTTTACAAGTATGATGTTAACCTTACAGGTACACCAGCAAGTGAAAGATGGGTAAGAATTGATACAACTGATCAAACAACTGAAGATGGCATTTTATTTGCTGACGCAAGATGGTCAACATCAGGCGGTACAGCAGGAAGTGCTTATCCAGCAGGCGACTTGTATGATCTAGCAGCCAGCAACTACTTGGATCCAGACGCACCAGATCCTGCACTATATCCGCAGGGCATGCTGTTATGGAATCTACGCAGAAGCGGCGGAAACGTAAAACGTTATGCTAACAACTACATTGACATCACAGCAGATAACACTAGAATGCCAGGTGATCCTGCAATGTCAACATACTATACTGATCGTTGGGTTACACAATCAGGTAACCAAGAAGACGGTTCAGGTTCGTTCGGTAGAAAGGCACAGCGTAAAGTTATTGTTTCAGCAATGAAGTCGGCAGTTGATACAAGCGATCAAATTAGAGACGAAGAGCGTAGAAACTTCAATCTAATTGCTGCACCTGGATATCCAGAACTTATGAGCAACCTTGTTAATCTTAACATTGACAGAGGCTTAACAGCATTTGTTATTGGTGATACACCATTAAGATTGGCAGCAGACGCTACAACTTTAACTAACTGGGGTTCAAATGCTAACCTAGTTACTGATAACGGTGACGAAGGTTTAGTAACATATGACGAATACTTAGGTGCGTTTTATCCAAACGGATTTACAACTGACCTAGGCGGATCAAATGCAGTTGTTCCAGCATCACACTTGATGATGAGAACTATTGCACTAAGCGATCAAGTATCGTTTCCATGGTTTGCTCCAGCAGGTACAAGACGTGGTGGAATTTCAAATGCTACAGCAGTAGGATACATTGATGCTGCAACAGGCGAGTTCCAAACGGTTGCACTTAATGAAGGACAAAGAGACACGTTGTATGATCTAAAGATTAACCCAATCACATTCTTTAATGGAGTTGGATTGGTCAACTACGGTCAGAAGACTCGTGCAAGAAATGCTTCTGCACTAGACAGAATCAACGTAGCACGTTTGGTAGTATACCTACGTAGTCAACTTAATAAACTGGCTCGTCCGTATATCTTTGAACCAAATGATAAAATCACAAGAGATGAGATTAAACAATCAGTAGAATCATTACTACTTGAATTAGTTGGTCTAAGAGCTCTTTACGATTTCGCAGTAGTATGTGATGAAACAAACAATACTCCGGCTAGAATCGATAGAAATGAACTATATGTAGACATTGCTATTGAACCAGTCAAGGCTATTGAGTTCATATACATTCCGTTGCGTGTCAAGAACACAGGGGAGATATAAGACATGCCTATTACATCATTAAATAACTTTTCAGTACC